TTGTATCCGCTCGCACTGCTTTCATCACTATCCTCGTCTGCGACATCTTCCACCTTACCTAATTCTGGTTCGCCTGTCCTAAGATTTTTGAACCGTTTTTGTAATGTTTTGTTTTTACTGTATGTGGGATTTCTCTTGAAGTAATCGTCAATTTTCTCATTGAGAGCATCTATCTCGTCATCTCGCCAACCTGATTTTGTCAACTGGTTAGGAGTGCGTAAAGCGCCCAACTTACCCTCCATCACCTTTCGTAATTCATTTGCGATTTTACTCTCTAATGCTTTCCTTTTCTTGAAACCAGATACATCTTGCTCCTCTATTATTGGTTGCTTGGGTGTAGCAGTCATTAGCGATGGAGGGGCGGAAGGAATACCACCTGACAATCGTGCGTTCATCGCCTTGACACGGGATAGAGAACTCGCTAATGAACCCGCCTCACTACCACCGCCAAACTTCAATGCGGGAGTATCACGGTCGTTCTCAATTGCCGCTTGCTGTGCGTCACTTACTTCCCGTTGACGGTATTCCAGTGCCAATAGCCGCGCCCCTTCCGCCATAATCGCTTTCCGCTGGTCGTCGCTAATATTACCACTCATAATCGGCGGGTTGTCATTCCATAAACGAGCAGAACTCGGGCGGAGTGGCTCGCCACGAAACGGCGCTGCCGACGGCATCTTCCTCGCAGGTCTACGCCTTGCCTTTCTCTCTTTTAGATTTACTACTACCCTGACAGACTGCTTCACATCTTGCGACTGCTTCTGTCTCTGTAAAGAACTCTTCTTCTGCTTCGTCTGGCGAATGCGAGATTTCTTCGGCATTATATATTACTCATCATATTTTAATTTCAACTTCGTAAAATTTTTATAGTATGCGTTGTCCCGCTGATTGTAAAACAAGAAGTTGTATGGCTCGTCAAACACATAATCAAATAGGGTCTGTAAATCCTTCTTATCCATCGCAAAGACTTCTTCGCTAAAATTACCCATCTCTATCAAACTCTTTGGTTTGAATAGCACATAGCAATCCACCAACGCTCGCAGTCCACGCGGCAGCGATTTTAGTGTGAGGAGCGAAATCATTATATTTAACTTGTAGTGCCTGTGTTTGTGTATCAGCCGTTTCAACCACAACTCCACACGACGGTCTTTCAGTTGCTCGCTCCAATCGTCCAGGATTAACATTGAGTTGCCCCCGTCTTCCTTCTCTTCAATCGCCTGCTCTATAATCGTCTCAAATGTCTTGTTACTCAAATCAAAGAATAACCTGCTCTTGTTATGTTTCTTAAATGGGTGATTGGCTTCGCTGTCAAAGACCTCTTGCGGGGTGCTGTAAAATACCTTGTTGAAGATGTGCTTGTAGACACGCCCGTTCCCTGTCCCCGTCATAATACTGTTGAGAAAAGAACTTTTGCCCGACCCCATACCGCCCGAAACAACATAGACCCCGCATTTATTCAGGAACGGAGGCGGCACTCCCAGAGCATCGTCAATCGTCTGCTTGGTAGGTTTGATTACTAAATTACTCTCCTCTTCTTCTTCTATTTTCATCTGCTTACAATAACCTTATATTTTATTTTCTATTAATATCTTGGTAATGAGCCGTATTGGCTTTCTATGTCCTCTCTTAATGCGCGTATTCGTATGCGGTATTGCTCTCTTAACTCATCTAATTGTCGCTGTCGCTCTCTTTCAAAACCACGAGCATCTTCCCCTAACCTACGCCTTGTTCTCACAACTCTCTCTAATGCTTGCTGGTTGCGGCGAATACCCGCAACAATTGGGTCGCTGTCAATCGCTTGCGTCCATAAGCGAGCAACTTCATCAGGCGGCAAGGACGCACGGATTGGCGGAGGGGTCTGGGGTCGTTCTCCATATTCAAATATACGCTGCGCTTCCACAAGTGGACGAATGCGGTTAGGACGAAGCATATTCATAAACCGTTGAAACATCGGGGCTGGCTGTGGACGGGCGACAGCGGCTGGTGTGTCGTCAATTGGGACGGCTTCTGCTGGCGCTACATCAATGAAACTACTCATTTACCATTACCCGAGATTTTATCTTCCGTTGTTCTCGGGGGAAATCGGCGGAAACAGAATTGTTCTTATAGAAATATGCTGAAACCGCACTTTTCCCCCAAACTCTATGGGCTTCCGTTGCTCTCCTCACTTGATGTATCCACAAACAATTCCGTTGGTGGCGCGTCAGGCAACTCACTTAATTTGTCTTCCACTTTCTTTTTCAATACATACGAGGTCTCAATTAATTTCGTGTATCTAACCCAACTCTCACTCAAAAACTCTTTCTCTTCCGTCACCCGATTTTTCTTATCTAATGCTAAATACTTGTATATGTCAACAGATAATAAATAAAACTCTCTGCTGCCATTATCCTCTGTCGTCATCTGTTCGCTGATTTTGTAAAACATTTCCAGTGAACCGATGATGCCTACGATGAGCGAGAGGAACATATTCACCAGACTGATATAAGACTGCGGCAACCAGGCTTGTAATGAAACTGCCCCCACACTGTTGATTGCCGACAACAAAATTATTGGAATACGAAATCTTGATAATCTATTTTTCAAGACCAAATACCGCCGCCTGTGGTAATTGGCTAAAATCGTAGAGTTCGCCCGTATCTTATCCAGTATCCTATCCACATCATTCATAATAAGAATATAGATTTTTATTATGATTTCTTTCTTACCATTTCACTGACCCACGCAATCACAAACCCAACGATGAACGCCAGCATATATTACTTGGAGACGGAAACCTCGCCCGTCATCATATTACACTCCAAAATATTATCATACAGTGCGTATGTGTCTATAACCAGAGCAGGCATAACCGCAGAGGAGTTGAACTGGCATTCCAAGAAAGTGTTGTTGCTGTTCGTATCCTTACCCGACACGACCGCCTTGCCGCCGCCGACCGCCTCCTCAAAGTCAACTCCAATCAAGAAACTATCAGCAGCGAGCGGAAGAGTAGCCGTAGTGTTAGTAGAGCCCGTAGAGAGGTATTGCGAGAGGTTGAATACGCAGTCAAACGAGACAGCGTTCGCGGCATCAAAGCACTTAATCAACTCAATAAACACTTCACCCGCGAGGTTGACTGTTCCGTTGTGCGCGACAATCGGCACAGACGGATACTGCCTGCCGTCAATACGGTAAGTAAAATTCCTGATGGCAGGATTGTAGCGAGCGAAGGAATTGTAAATACCAGCAGTGCCGCTCACAGTAAGAGCGTTACGGAACGAAGTGATATAAGACTTCACACTGGAATAGCGAGCGGGAATGAGAATGCTCGCAGACGATGCCGCAGCAGAAGCAATCGTGGTCTGGAAATTTGCGACACCCGTCCCGTGTGTCTTGAAAACTCCCCCACTCTCCTGAATGAGCTGCGAGTGAATAACGGGGTCAACATCAAGGTAATCCATAACAAGGTTGATATTCGTGATGGAGCAGGCACTAATCGCAGCACCGCCAGCAGTAGACCCATCATCATCGGTCGCCTGAGTAGCAACAATAAGCGTCTCAAAAGTGAGTTTCAAGCGAATTCCGTCAACTGCGGGACACACCTGAGTAGCAAGAGTTCCAAGCACCGACGAATAAATAGGGACAACATAACGCCTAACAGGCTGAACCTGGTCGGCAGCAGTCGCCGCATAACCAGGACACTTGACAAAAGAAGCACTATTCCCCGAAATAATACTATCCATCGTCAACGCACGAGACTTGCTCTGGAAATCCTCAACGCAAGCCGCGAAGTTGTTGTATCTATCCAGGAGTTCCACGCTCTGGTTGCCGATAATTAATTCCAGACCCCTAATCGCGGACGACGCTGAGCCGTTTGAAAATCCACCCAAATTAGTATCCGTAGGGATAGTAACAGTGGCATCAAACATTAGATACGAATTTTGTCCGTTAATCATACTGTATCTACCGCTCGGCAGCGCAAAGTAGACATCTTGGGTCGCAGTTCCAAGAGTGAGAGACGACAAGTTCTCGGGCTGGACTAACACACGGCGGGACACGGCAGAACCCATAGAACGAAACGCCGTAACATCAAGCAAAGGGGTAATCGCGACTTCACTCATTATATACTATCAAAAGAAAATATTTCCAAGCATTTTCTTTTTTAACTAAAATTATTATTCCGTCTAAACTTCCTCAATCTCCTCAATCTCAAAGACAACGAGGACATTCACATTTCCTGTTGACGACAAATCAAAGTGTTGGGCGGAAATAGTCATTTGGTTCAAAGGCATATCATTCACTATAATTGCTGGTGAACCTGTCGCCGTTGCTGGGTGTCCCCCTGAACCTGTTATTCCTAAAACGAACGGATTGAGAGTTGTCGCATCAACTGACCCATTGTTATAAAACAAATTACATTTACCATTGATGTCCGCTCCATTTGTCAATGTAAGGACATACGGCTTGTCATTCTTATTCTCCGCTGCTATTCCACATACAGACTGAATAACTCGTATTATCAACTTGTTCTCGGGTTTGCTCTTGTAAATACGACTAAAACGGAAATTCCAAAATGATGCTCCTGTCCCCCAGAATGTCTGTTGGTATAACTGGGCGGTCTTCTGCTTCTTGAATACGGGCTCTTTGATTACTTTTGCTCTCGGGGGCATAATATAAGTATACTTAGATTATATTATGCTTTAAACAATGACAGTCTCTGGTATGTCACCATCAATTTCGTAAATAGTAAACATCAGTGTATAATTGATAGTTCCACCTGTGGGTGCTAATTGTGTGCTTGTGTATTCAGCATTTAGTTGAATTGGACTGAGTGGGAACTCATTACATACAAATATGGTTTGAGGTGTGAAAGTGCTTTGTAATGCTATTTTGTTATTAGTAACTATTCCCGTTGGAGTTCGCAATGTGTTACTAGCATTAGCACATAATTCTGGACTATACAAATAAATAAGATTTTGATTGTTTGATGTTGCGGGAGAAAGAGCATTAGCAGAGGAACTATGATAATTTAATTTAATAACAAAACGAGAATTCGGCGTTGTCTTAAATACACGACGGAATTGAAAAGTCCAAGCGTAGGTTGTTAATTCTGTCGCCCCAAAACACTGCTGATAAACTGCTAAAACAGGCATTATATATATTACCAGTATATTATTTTATGCGCCTCTTACTCCCGCCCGCCTTAGTGCCGCCCGTCCTTCCAGACCAGCAGTCGCGATTTTCCCTACATCACCCGTCTTCACTGCTCCAACGACCTTCTCACCCGCCTTAATCAAACCACGCCCAGTCTTTGCCGCGCCTCCTACACGAGACGCAATAGCACCCGCACCAGCAACAAATGGCAAAAGTTCAGGAGCGACCACCGAAGCAATCGGCAAACCGTATTGGGTTATACCTCGCCCGACCTGACCCGCAATCTTCTCAATGGCGGGTAAAGCCTTCTCCTTTATGAATTTACCAGCGGACTGAAAATCCCGACCAGCCTTTTGCCCGAACCTTTGGAAACCCTGTCTTACTTTCTGCCCGAAACGCTCAAAGTCTCGCTTAATTGACATTATAATATATTACCAGATATTATTTTTTGTTTCTGCGTATCTTCTTCTGTAATATAAGTGGACGCTCCATTCCCATATCCTCTTGTCTGGCTATTCTTCGTTCCAACGCCAATTGAATATAATCGGGTTTCGTAATTCGTTTCACTGGCATCGGTGTCGCTTGAAATTCGGGCGGAGCAGTATCAGTAGAATTCATCGCCTCTTCTAACATTGCTTGCTGCTGCTCTTCATACGGTTGTATTGCTTGGCTTCGTAAATCCTGAATTGCCGTTGAACCATTGTTTAGCCCTTGTGGCACTTTGTAATCAATCCTCAATGTCACGAACCAATTCGGTTCACCATTGAAATTCAACAAATTACCATCGTCGTCTATCAAGGAAACCGATATTTGATTTATTACTTTTGTCTTTAATGTCGTATAAAACGGCTGATTATTGAAAAATTGTAGAATTGTATACGCGGGCGTTGTGATGGGAATGCGAGATAAGTTCGTGCTTCCGCCCCCCGATGAAGCGTCCCGATTACTCGTTTGTAAATTATCCAGGCGAAATGTTATGCCCGTAGTGTAGGTCAAATTCACTATATTGCTAAACTCCTGCCCGTTTGAATACGATTGGTCTAAATACCCCAGAAGTTTCTGTGCGTTGGCTGATACTGCCGTGAATGTGCTTAACCCCGACAAGCGATTGATAAACAACTTGTTGGAATTCGGGTTATAACCAAATGTAGTCGTAGAAGGAAACCCACCCGCTAATAGTTTGGAATTCAATTCCGTAAGCAGTGCGTTTATCGTGTAATTACCAAGAGCAAGCACAATCAATACAGTATCTAACCGAAATTGCCTGTTCGTATCGTTCACTACATAGAAACTCAACGGGACACTCGCGCTTTCCAGACCAATTACGAACTGGCTTTCGTCCGTGTTTGATATGATGAGCGGTTGGATTGTGAATGTGTAACTCGCAGCGCTGCCGTTACTCACAGCATTCTCGGCATTTGACGATAGGAATACTTTTGATGCTGAATGTATAAAGTCGCTCATACTTTATATATTCATTAGATAATATTATACAACAACCCACTTGCGAGCATTGTGAGAAGTCCTCTGCGGGCGGACTTCCTCGTAGTAATCGCAGCAAGGGTATTTATTCAGCCACTCAGCAAGGGCGGGCGTGCTCGGTTTCAGCGGCGTGTAGCGGTCGTTAAGGTTCACATACTTCTTAACTCCCGTTCGTGCGACGCGGGCATACATCTCGTCCATAGCAGAGTAATTATCAATTCTGGTTCGCGGCATTATATAATACTAAAAGATTTTATTCGCTCCTACCCCAGCCCTATTTAAGAACGCCCTGTCTTTTGCGATGTTTTTAGCCGCTCCCTTCCGTAAGGCGGCAACATATGAAGGGGGGGGTTTGGCAGGTTTACCAATTTTATATTGCGGAGAAGGGAGTGTCATAATTTTCATTGGCGTGTTTGTCCTTACAATTTGCGGCATTATATATTACTAAAACATTTTATTTACAAGGGTCTAAATCCGTATCTATCCTGCCCGCTCCTCGCCTCCTTTCCAGCCCTCATCGCTTCGTTCGCCGCTCTCTTCGCCTTTGCTTCTGGCGTAAAATATGCCGCTGATGGTTTAAAACTTCTACTTCTCTCTCTCTCTTCCGCCGTCGGCTGTCTCATTCCTACACTTTTCGTCTTGGCAATTTCCTTTATCCCCCGCGTTATGCCCGCAAACATAGTTCTCAATTTTGCTCTATCTCTCTGCTCCTTCATTGTATCACCAATCGTATTAGATGTCGTATACATTATATACTAAACCAAGATTATATTCCGCTAAACCCTTTTCAACCTACGGAAAACTGGTTCGGGCGAAGGCTCTTCATATGGCTCAGGCACTTCTGGCTCGGGAGGCGGAGGGGAAGGCGGCGGCTTCTCCTTCTTCTTGCTTCGCCTGATAATTATCTGGTCTTCGTCGCTTTCCGTGTCGCTCTGTAATACGATGACCTGCTTCCTGCGGGTCAACTTGGGAATAGATGTCGTCATCTTCGGCTGCTCTTCCGCGACTTTCAGTGAACCAACAATCTTGTCCGCCTTCTTGGTAATCTTTACCTTTTCCTTCGCTGCCTTCTCCGCCACTGCCTTTTCAAGTGCCTCCGCTTCCGCCTTGCGCTTCTCTTCGCCACGCTGTTTCCTCACGAGGCGACCCTTTTCAAGATTAGCCCGCTGATACTCGGTCATCGCTCGCTTCTTCGGCTTTTCAACCTCTCCTACATCACTATCTTCCTCAACAACCACAGTCTCTTCCATTTCTTCTAAACTTGGGGCTTTTTCGGGCATTTATATAGAAGGAATAGAAAAGAAATTTCCAAATCAATTTTATTAGAAGGATTAAATTATTAGGGGAGATGGGCGCTTAGAGTAAATCCTGCTTTTCCCTTTCGCTTTGAAATCCGTATTTTCCGTGATATGTATATAAAATCCTTTCTGGTTGTCTTCGTAATGCTTAACCTGCTCGGGATTACAATGACCTACCCGATGCTCTACCCTGTTATGATACTGTCCGCTGCTGCCGTGAAAATGGATTACGGGACGCTTACGATAGACACAGCGAGGGCATTCAAAATACATATGTATATCATCAATCTTATTTGCCTCCACATTCAAAAACCCTTCCTCATCAACATACGGGAACGCCATTATACCTATTTACTTGGGGTGTTTCTAAATCCTATTTATCCCCATTAATATATCGGGCAATTCTATTTCGGGGGAAATCGGCGTTATTAGAATTTTTCTTATAGACTAAATCTGTTTCCGCACTTTTCCCCCATTCTGGAAACAACGGATTTTCTTATATCAGGTTTTTCTATTTCGGGGGAAATCGGCGTTTTCAGCAATTGTCTAGTAGAATATTTCTGTTTCCGCGTTTTTCCCCCATTCCAGAAAAAAAGGATTTCTCTACGCCCCCCAGAGAATATTCCTTGATAAATTATTGGGTGAGAATTTGTCCTTGCGCCAGTTGCCAGCGATGCCAGCGGTGCGTTTCAGGTAATTCTCACGGCGCTCGGGGTCTTTGTGTTTGGTAAAGTCTTCGTAGCCCATCTGCCCGAAGTGGACGAACCCATTGTTCGGTTTCTTCACCATATACTTCTTGTTCTTCTTTGTGGAAGGGCGGATTTCAATGTCGCTGCCGAGATACTCTTTGGCACGGCGTTTCGCTTCGGCGGGGTTACTAAAAGTTCGTAAGAGCATATATACAAGGGTGAGATTTAAATATCGGGCGAGGCACATTCAACGGATTTGAAATATTTGATGAGTTTATTACACGAGCAAGCGTCGGCGAACTTGCGGCAACCGAGACATTTCTTCGCAACGGTCGCTTCTGTGATTTCGTCGGCGACCGAGCAAGGCGAAGCGGGCTCATCGTATTCGCTTTCCGTCGTCTCTGCGATGAACCTGTATAGAGCGACAAAGTCGTAGAAGTATTTGAGTTCACCGCCACGATTGACATAATAGGTCGTATGCTTGGTTTCCTGCTGATGCTCTGCCTTGACGATTTGGCGCATAAAATACGAGTTATAGACTTGTTCCAGCATCTTGGGGACTTTGGATTGCGGGTTCACATATTTGAACTTGAACTCCTTGAAGATTTGCGTTTTGATTTCGTCGCTGATTTTCGCTTTGCGTATATCGGGCGGGAATATTGAACCCCAGCCGTTGAGTTCCTTCAACCGAATAAAAACGGAACTAGGATTGTCAAGCACGCGTTTGACTTGCTTGAAGTAGTAGTCGTAATTGTCATTCCAAGCGTATTCCAGAGCAAGCGTAGGTTCACCTTCCCATTCATCTTCCACTGGTCTGTATTCAACTGTGTGTGCCTCCTCCACAAACTGGTTCTTGAAGTAGAATTTTTGAAGGCAGAATTTCTCAATCATCGTTGCTTCGCCTGCGAAGATGCGTTGCTTGATATGCTCGGCATACGAGAAGTCAATGTCGCAGACTGCCTTGTAGCCAACCGATGCTCCGTATTTGTCAAGCATCTCGGTGATTTGGTTGCCGATGATGGCTTGGATTTTCTCC